AGAATTTATTGATGAAATTTTAGATGAATCTACAATTGATGATGTTAAATTAATTGTTAAATTTAAAAAAGATACATTAAATAAATTGATTTCTGAATATTCAGAACATAAAAATTATTCAGAATATTTAGATGCTATTGAATATAATTTAAATCTTTATAGTAAACTTAGTCATCATATTAATTTATATCAAACAAATAATACAGTTAAAGAATATAAAAATTATGAAGATGTAATTAAAGATTGGTTTTATATTAGAAAAGATTGTTATCACAAAAGAATTGATAGAGAATTAATTCTTCTAAAATATAAAATTATTATGTTAGAAAATATTATTAGATTTATTGAAAACCATGAAAAATATAATATTTCAAAAAAATCTGATTCAATTGCTAATAAAATATTAAAAGAAAATGAATATATTGAATTAAATACATCAATTATTAATAATCCAGGATTATTATCTAATGATAAATTGGAATATCATATTTTATCAGTTAATCAAAGTTATGATTATTTGTTGAATTTAAGTTATCGTAAAATGAATGATCAAGCTTATAATAATAATAAAAATAAATTAAAAGAATTACAAGACTTACTTAAATATTATCAAAAAAAAGATATTTATAAAGAAATTTGGATTCAAGAAATTGAATCTTTATATAAAGAATTAAAAGATAAATTTAAAAATGGATTTTATCAAGAGAATGAAAATTTATTTAGAAAGTAAATGACTAATTTATTAAAAAATAAGAATATATAGTTATTTTTTTATAATAAATAAAAAAGTATAATAGAAGAGATAATAATTAGAAACATTGTTAATATAACAGTCTTATTTAATGTAGTACTTAATTCTTCTTGTAATGCATACATAATAATTAATTTATATTTATTATAAATTAATTATTTTTTGTTTAATATATAATACTAATTAATTATGGATAGTGATAATACAAATACTAATATAAATACACCTAAAATTAGACCAGCATTTGGACAACAATTTATAAAAACTACATTACAAAATCAAGATATTAATACTAAGAATCTTAATTTTACTAATATAACACCTAAGGAAGCAAATTTATTAGAAAAAGAAAATAAAAAAATAAATAGTAATTTTATAATTAATTTAAATAAAAAAATATTTAAATTTGATATTATTTATATAACTATAATAATTATATTATCTATATTATTAATAATTTTAACTGAATTTACTAATGCAAATAAATTAATATATTTAACATTTTTAATTATACCTATATCTTTTATATTTTATTATATTAAAAGAAAACAAATTAAAAAAAATAATTTAAATAATATTGAATCAGAACAAAAAATATTAAAAGACAAATTTATAAATAAATATCAATAATTTAATCTAATATAAATTCATAATTCTATTTAATTCTTTTTCACATCTTTTAGTATAAGATAATATATCTTCATTATTTTTTTTATATATATGATCTCCAATAACTAAATTAATATGTATTGGTAATGGAATAACTAAATAAGATCCAAATACTAATGTAAACACCATTTTAATATAAAATAATATTTTATAAATAAATAAATTATTTATATTATTCATTAAATTAAAATATAATTTTGTTATATATAATTTATTTGCTAAATATATACCTGGAGAAAATACCATATATTCTACATTATGTGGATGTATTGGAATTACTGGGATATTATTATCATAAGCTAATTTAGCAAATCCAGTTTTATATTTTTTTGATTTAGATATCCAATATGTTTTTTTAAAATTTTCTGATCCTATAGTCATTTCTTCCCCACCTCCTGGAATTATAAATAAATATTCTTTATTTGTTATTAAATTTAATGCATTTTGTTTAGTTCCTCTTAAAACACCTATAAAATAATAATATGGACATAATATAAAAATTAAATAATGACCTAATCCTCTTACTAATTTATTACTATATTTATTTAATGTTATCAATCCAATTAATAATTCCCAATTATGAGTGGTATGTCTACTAATATATATACAAGATTTATCTGGATCATTATATATTTTTTCTTTATTTATAATAGTTATAGGATAATAAATTAATATAATATTATATATAATTTTTTCAAATAATAGATAAATAATATTTTTATTAAATCTCATTTTTTATATAAAATTAATTAAATATTTATTAAAATAATAAAAAAAATAATTAATTAATTTCATATTAAATATTATATAATATATATTATATACATATAGCTTAATATCTAAGCATTTGAGATAGTCTCTCAAAAGATGTTGGTATAGAATCCAACTATGTATAGTTCTGCTACTTGGCCGGTCGGTATCGGACATCGTCTTATAAACGGTGGCAAGCAAGATCAACACTTGCAAGTAGTATTTATTTTTTTTTAAATTTATAATATTATAAATATAATCAAAATAAATATGAAATATTTATTAATTCTTTCAGTAATTATATTAATAATATTAATTATAATATTATTAACAGAAAATATTTATTATTTTATAATAAATATTATACTATATAGCATTTTAATAATTATTCAATCAATATTATTATATAATTATTATAAAATAGAAAAAATTAATAAAGAAAATTGTAAAAAAATATTAGGATCTAATAATATAAATGATACAAATAATATTAAAAATTTAATTATTAAAAATTTAAATAAAGATAATATTTATTATCAATTTTTTAATGAACTTAAAGTAAATACTATAGATTTAAATAAATTATTTAATGATACTATAGAATATGGTAAATTAGTAAGAAAACATATTAATAAAAATCAAACTGATAATAATTATACTAAAATAGATGGTTTATTAGCATGGAATACTATAAAACCATATATTGAAAAATTTAAATGTAATAATAATAAATTAAAGTGGATTAAAGGTAAAGATGAAATTTTAAAATTATATAATTATGTATATAATGAATTAAATATGAAAGGTGATGATAATGATGAAAAGAATAGTAATTGGGAAAAATATCATTTCTTTTTACAATTATTTAGAATTCCTAAAAATAAATATGATGAAAGTAATGAAATTATATTAAGAGTTGTACAAATTGGATATAATATAGGACAAATGAATTGCGAATTATATGATAATAAAGCAATAAAATGGCTAAATAATGAATTTAAAACTGTAAATAATAATAAATTATTTTATTTTATTAATAATAATTGTAAATTAAATATGTATTAAATTAATTTAAAATTGAAAAAAATATTTAATATATTAAACTATGAATATTAATAAACTTTGTGAATCATTTGCAATTTCAAAAGATATTGAAAATATTATAGAAACATATATTTATTATAATTTAGATTATTATAAAAATAAACATAAAAATAATTTTAAAAATTGTTTAATTGATATTAATCAAAATTGGAAATTTGTTTCAATATTTAAAACAGGAAATATATGTGAAGAATGTTATATGCAATCATTTGTAAATAATACATCTTATATAGATATAAATTATTGTGATTTATGTAAATCTTTATCTGATAAAATTATAGATTATAAATTAATTAATTATGATGAATTTATATTATCGCAAGAAATTAAACATTTTCCTAAATGGAATATTATTTGTAAATCAAATAAAGAATTAGCAACATATATATTTTATAATAATGAATATTATTATGGTGATATAAAAACAATAAAAGGATTAACTTATGAAATTAAAAAGGGTCCAATTTTATGGACAAAAAAACAATTACAAAATAAAATTTTAAAAAAAAAATATGGTCCGCCCACATCATTTGATGAAAATAATACCTTTTATATTTAAAGTTAAAATTTAACTTTTGGTAAATAAATTTCATCATTATTACTTTTATCAAATATAGGATTATATGTTATCTGCATACTACAATAGTTTACAGGATATTTATTATAATCAATATTTTTATATATACCTATTTCAATAGCATTTTCTAATAAAAATTTAAAATTATACCAAAATTCATCATCATGACCATATGATTTACTACAACTATGAGCTAATTCATGTATTGCTACAAACATAATATCATTAAATTCATGAAATGATTTAGAATTTTTAAAATCTCTTAAACATAATGATATATGATCACCCTTATTTATATTAAATGAAACATCCTTACCTGCTTTAGATGGGAAGTTTTCCTTTAAAGAATGCGATTTATAATTTTTTTGTAATTTAGAAATTATATTTTTAATAATTTTATATTTTTTTTCAGACATATTTGAATCTTTATTTTGATATTTCTTGGTAATATAGTTAATTAATAAAATAATATTATTATCAATTTTATATAATAATTCTGCAGCATTTTCATAATTTTCTTTATCTTGTAAAACATTATAAGTTTTATTTTTTACTGTTATATTCATATAAGAAACATGTCTAAAAAATATTATATCATCTATATAATATATTAAAAGAATAATACCTATCAAAATAAAAGAACATCCAAATAATAATAATATATTAGAACATGTATTATTTAATGAACTATTAGTCATATTAAATTAATTATTAATAATTAAATTATGATACTTGTTAATTAATATATTAATATAAATACAAAAAACTAATTAAAAAATATATTTGTAATTAAAAATATAAAGTTAATATAAATATATTTAATTTCATAAAATGTGTGGAATTTTTGCAGTTTATCATTCAAATGGATTTAATAATGACAAATTTATAATAAATAATAAAATTAATAATAATGAAATTAATAATAATGAAATTAATAATAATGAAATTAATAATAATTTAAGTCCTAAAGAATATATAAATATATTATTAGAGAATGCAAAATTATTAAAACATCGTGGAACTATAGATAATTATAAAGTTATTAATAATAAATTATTAGTATATCATAACCGTTTAGCAATTAATGATTTATCAAAACAAGGATTACAACCAATTTTAAATAATTTTATTTGTGTTATTGTGAATGGAGAAATTTATAATTATAATGAATTATATGAACATATTAAAGAAAAATTCCCAGATTATAAATTTAAATCTAAATCAGATTCAGAAATATTAATACCTTTATATATATTATATGGTAGTGCATTTATTAATAAAATTAATGGAATGTTTTCATTTGTAATGTATGATATGAAAAAAAATATATTATTAGCAGCCAGAGATCCTTTTGGTATTACATCATTATATTATGCAACTGATAATAATAGAATTATTTTTAGTTCTGAATTAAAATCATTAATTAATTTATCATCTAATATTAAGATATTTTTACCTGGAAAATTATTTATAAATAATAATTTATTTACTTTTTATAAACCAAATTGGTTAACTAATAAAAAAAATAATGAAATTACTTTACCTAAAAATGAATTAAATTATGAAGATTTAAAAAATAATTTAGTAAAAAGTGTATATTCTCATATTAAATTAACTGATCAACCATTAGGATTTTTATTAAGTGGTGGATTAGATAGTAGTTTAATAGTAGGTATTGCAACATATTTAAAAAAAAGTAATTTAATAAATAATGAAATTAAAACATTTACTATTGGATTAGAAGGGGGAAAAGATATAGCATATGCAGAAAGCGTTGCTAAAGAACTTAATACAACACATACTACTTATACATTTACATTTGATGAAGTTATTGAAAATTTAGAAAATATTATATATTTAATAGAAACTTATGATATAACAACTGTTAGAGCTTCTATTTGTAATTATTTATTAATTAAAAAAATTAAACAAGATACTAATTTAAAAGTATTAATTTCTGGAGAAGGGTCTGATGAGATTTTTGGAGGATATTTATATTTTCATAAATGTCCTTCAGAAGAAGAAATGCAATTAGAACTTATTGATAAAGTAATTAATTTACATAAATATGATTGTTTACGATCTCATAAATCAGGAATGGCTAACACTATTGAGGTAAGAGTACCATTTTTAGATAAAGATTTTGTTAATTATGTAATGGAATTACGACCTAAATATAAAATGATTAATACAGAGCAACCAATTGAAAAATATATTTTAAGAAAAGCTTTTGATACTAATCAATATTTACCAAATCATATATTATATAGACAAAAAGAACAATTCAGTGATGGCATATCCAATAATGAAAATAATTTAATTGATAACTTAAAAGATTATGCAAATAAATTAATATCTGATAAAGATTTTGATAATAGACAAATTAAATTTCCTATTAATACTCCTATTAGTAAAGAACATATGTTATATAGACAAATTTTTGAAAATAAATTTAATAATAATATTAATACAATTTTAACTGTAGATCATAATGCAGAATCTATTGCATGTTCTACTAAAAGAGGTTTATCCTGGTTAAATTTAGATACTAATTCTAAATTAAATGATCCATCTGGTAAATCAATTATTGATATTTATCAAAATTAATAAAAAATTTAATATAATATATAATATAAAGAATGTTATCTAAAATTAATCAAATATATAATCAAATTAAATTATCATTTATAACTAATAAAAAAATTAAAAATTTAGATATTTATGTAGAATTAATTGAAAATACAAATTATAATACAAATCAAAATACAAATTATAATAATAATAAAAATAATATACAAAATTATAATCAAAAAAAGTTTTTTAATTTATTATTAAATAAAAAATGATTTAGATACTAATTAGAATATTAATATAATTTTTTTGTTAAAATGGAAATTAATAGTAATTCAGAAATTAATAGTAATTCAGAAATTATTAGTAATTCAGAAATTATTAGTAATTCAGAAATTAATAGTAATTCAAATAATCAATTTAATTATGATTTATTAAAAGATAATAAAAATAAACTTATTAAAGATTTTCATGAATTATCAGAAATTAAATTATATATGATAAAAAATAAACAAATGATTTTTAAAAATTTTGAAGATTATAATCTATATTTAGTTAATTATAGTATTAAAATAAATATTAAAGATTATATTGAATGTATTCAACCACATTTATTTCAACATATAGATATTAGTATTTTACATTTATTTTTAAATTATAGTAGAGAAGATTCTATTTATAATATAACTTCAGAAGATTTAATTAAATATAATTTAATTTTAGATAAATCAGAAGATTCAATAAATACTTTTATTAAAAAATATAATTTAATTTTAGATAAAGAATATAGAGTGCGAAAATTAAATAATTCTAAAAGAAAAATTAAAAATTTAATTAATTATAATAAAGAATATAAGTTTACATCTAGAGCTTTTAAAAAATGTTTAATGAAATTTGATGATAAATATATAGATTATTATTTATTACTAGAAAATTGTATTGAATATTATACTAATTATCAAAATAATTTATATTATAAATTAGGATATATTAAGGATATTAAATTAGATAATTTAATAAAAAATTTTGAAGAACAAAATACTACTATTTATAAATTATCTTTAACATTAGAAGATCTATATTTAAAAAATAAATTAATATATGAAAATATAAATTATGCGCATGATAAAATTAATGATTTAAATACTTTATTTGAAAAAAATATATTAATTAATAATAATTCTAATAATAATTCTAATAATAATTCTAATAGTAAATTTAAAAAAATTATATATACATTTTCATTATATTTAATTAATAATAAAAAATTATTATATTTAGATACATATCAAGAATTAATATTAAAATTAACTAAAAAATATAGTTTAAAATATGATTATTTTGAATTATTATATACTATAGATTATAATGCCAAATATATAGATATTATATCTAAGGTAAAAAAAAAATTTAATAAAGATTTAGAATTTTTTAATTCAGAAATCATAATATTAAATAAAAATTTATCAGCAAATCATTTAATTAATTATATAAAAGAAGAAATAAAAAATTTTGATTAAAATATATTATTTTTTTTTATATTTTTATAAATTAACTAATTTAAAATTTAATTAAAATATATTATTTTTTTATTTATATAATTAATAATTAAATTATTAAAATAGAATAATGAAAATTATAATTAATTATAAATTACCTAAATTTAAGGATAATAAAATTATTCAATTTGATATTATTAATAAATATACTATAGATTTATTATCAATAGAAAATAAAATAAAAGGTGGTGATATTTTTGATGAAATAAATTTAGATGATATAATAATTAAAAAGGATAAGGATAAAAAAGATATTTATACAAATAATATAAATCAAGAAGATAAAGATAAAGATAAAATAACAATAAGTAAAAAAAACTCTATTTTAAAAGAAGTAGATAAAGAATCTTTAATATCTAAAAGTAATAAAAAATTAAATTTTTCAGTAATTGATAATAGTTTAATTAAAAAACATAAAATACAAGTTAAAAAAGAAAAATTATATAATAATTATATAATTAATAAAATAAATTTTAGTAAATTTAATAGTTTATATGATATAAAATTATTAATTTATTATTTATTAAATGTACCAATAGAAAATCAATATTTATATTCATCTAATTATCCATCATTATTTTATTCATATCAAAATATAACAACATTAGAATATATTAATACTAATATTGAAGAAATTATTAATGATTCTAATATAAAATATTTTAATAATATTCCAATAGATTTTGATATTATTAATAATAGAAATAGTTATAAAATTACAACATATGAAAAAAATAGTTATATAAATAATGTTATAGATTCAATATTAGAATTAGATTTAATAATATTAGATGAATTAATATTAGATAAAGAATTATTAAATTCAGAAATTCAAAAAGATGATGAATTATTAAATATATTATATAGCGGATTTATAGAAAAATTTTTTCCATATTATGATGATAATTTATTTTTACTATATTTAAATAAAGAAAATAAATATATAGAATATCCTAATTTAAAAATAAAATCATCTAATATAATAGATAAATGTGATAAAATCAGTGAGATTTTTTCATATAAAAATATAAAATTAAATATTTCTAAATATCCTAGAAAATTTATTTATCAAATATCTAGTTATAATAATATTAAAAATATTAATTTACAAGATATATTTAATAATATTGAAATTATAAAAATACCAAATTTAAAAAAAATAGAATTGCAATTATTAAATGATGATAAATATATATATTTTAATAAAATTAATATTATTAATAATATTAATAATTTAGAAGCATCACAAAAATTATATATTAATAATAAAAATTATAATAGCTTATTAAATTCTAATTATCTTAATAATAAAAATATAGTATTATTTGTATATAATATAATAAATGATAAATATGAAATTAATGAATTAATATACATTATATTAGATGAATATTTTAATATTTTTATTATTAATAATATAAATACTTATAATATTTTAGATGATAAAATATATGAAAAAATCATTATTGATAATATTAATATCTTTTTATTAAATCTGTATAAAAATAAAATTATTTCTAAAAAAAAAGAAATTAATAAATTAAATTTACAATTAATATCATTTGATTATCAAATAATTTTAAATGAAAATATTGGAAATCAAGAATTTCAAAAATTAATTAATAATATTAAAGAATATGAAAATATTGATTTTTATAAAATATTAAATATAGATAATATTAATAATATTCTAGAATTAGAATTAAATAAAATTAACTATTTATTAAAATCTATAGATATTAATTTATTAGAATATACAAATAATTTTTATCAATTTTATAGTAATTATATTTTATCAGAAAAATATAGTAAACTATTATACACAACAAAAATAAATATAGTTAATAGAATTAAAGATATTAAGATTGAATTAATAAATTTTAATTCTGATGAATATAATAATATTTATCCAATAATATTATTTTTATTACATAATATATTATCAAATAAAAGTAAAACTAATAATATTATTGTATCTACAAATAAATTAAAAAAACTTAAAGAAATAGATCCAGTATTATATAATATTAATAAAAAAAATACTAATAATTTATATTCTAGAAAATGCCAATCTAGCCAACAACCAGAGATAGCTACAGAAAAAGAAATTAAATCTAAAAAAATACAAAATTATATTAAATATTGGAATTTTACTACTGGAGAACCTATCTATTATTATTGTGATAGTAAAAAATTTCCAACAGTTAAATTTTTAACAAATTTACATCCTAATAATTATTGTATTCCTTGTTGTAAAAAAAAATCATTAGACGATGTTAAAATAAAATCAAAATATGTTGATATTCATAAGGAGTGTTTACAAAATTATATATATGATAAAAAAAAATCTATTATAGATGAAAAATCTAGATATATTATGAATTATTCATCTAAAATAATTATAGAAAATCTTAGATTAATGCAAATACCAGATACTTTAAATAAATTATTTATTAAATATTATGATTTATCTGATGAAGGAAGAGATACAGATTTAAATTATTATATATTAGGTTTAAATCAGGATACAACTAATATAACTAATTTAGGTATATTACATATTTTAGCCTTTATATTAGATAAAAAATTATTTGATACAATAGAAATAATTAAAGATTTATTTATTAAAGATAATAATTTTATTAAATTTATTTATAATAGCAATTTATTAAATTACTATAATTCTACAAAAGATTTTTTAATAATATTTAATAATTTATTTCAAAATAAAATTTTATTAAAGGATTTAAATTATGAATTTAATGAATGGAATGAATTATTTATTGATATTGCTAAATATTTAGGTTATATATTTATTATATTTGAAGAAGATGAAAATTTAAATTTAATAATACCGCCAAATATTAAATTTGTAAATGAATATATATATAGTAATGAAAATTATAAATTTGTATTTTTAATTAAAAGAAATTATAAAAATAAATTTTTATATTATCCTATTATAAGAACCAATTATTTAGAATATTATAATAGTAATAAATTTTATAATAAATTTTATTTTTATAATGATAATATTGTAAATATTATTAAACAAATAGTTAAAAAATCATTAAATTCTAATCAGAATAATTTATCATTAAATTTAAATATTATTGAAGAATTTATATTAGAAAATAAATATTATAAAATACTTAAATATTTTATTAATCAAAAATTTGAAATATATGCAATTCTATTAGAAAAAGAAATTAAATCAAAAAAAGAATATATATATTTAATAATTAATAAACAAAAAGTTATAAATGAATATTATTCTAATAAAAATATCAATAAATTATTAGAATTTAATTATATTAAAATTGGAACATATAATATTAAATTAAATAATATACTTGAATTTATTAAAGATTATAATAAATATATTTATTTAAAAAATAAAAATTATTATTCTGAGCATTATTTAAAATTATATATTAATGAATTATCAATTAATAAAGATTTAAATAATATAATTAATTTACATACTATTATTCAAAATTATCAAAATATAGAAACTAATAATATAAATAATAATGAAAAATTAATATTATATGATTATATTTATATTAATAATTTTCTAATATGTAATAATAAAATTATTGGTATACAAATAAATAATAATAATAGTTATATTAGTTCTAATTTAGAACTTAAAAAAGGTATAGAATTAATAGATAATAAAAAAAAATATATACAAAATATATTAAAAAAAAATAAAATTAATAAAGAAGATATTATTAATATATTAATAAGAGAATTTAATAATTATAAATTTTCAACTATTAATTATCTTTATAATCCACATAATATTAATAATATAATATATAATAAACAACAAAAATTAGATACTAGAATATCAAAATTAAATGAATCATTATATCATACTAATTTATATAATTTATTATTATTACATTTTACTTATGAATTAAATAGTTTAAAAAATACAATTATTAGAAACAAAATTAAATTATTAATTAATAATATGACAAATAAAGATTTTGATTTAATAATTAATAATAAATATAATAAATTAAAAGAAATATTTAATAAATCTTTAAATATTAAGGATAATAACTTATTTTTAAAAATTTATAATAATATTTATAAATTTCTTAAAGATAATATAATTAATTTATTTGACAATTCATTAAATAATTATAAAGATGTTAAAAAATCAATAATTAATAATTTTGACAATACTAAATTTTTAATAGATAAATTATATATTTATGATATATTAAATTTAAAAAAAGAAAAAGCAATTAATGAATTAAATAATATATTAAAAAATGTTATTATAGATACTAAAATTAATAATAAATATAATATTTTAAATATTGAATTATGTAGTAAAACTACTGAATCATATTATTGTAAGAATAATAAATTAATAATTTCACATAAATTTTATAAAGAATTATTAGAAATTTTATATTATGATTTAACTAATCCATTTAAACAAACATTAATATTAAATTTATTAAATTATAACTTAAATAATATATATAAATTTAAGCAAAATATTAACGAAAAAATATATATTTATTTATAATGTCTTCTAAAAATGATGATTGTGATCCAATTTTTATTATAGATACAAAAGCTCAAAAAGAAAATGAAACTGGTGATTTATATCAATTAAGTAATAAATTTTATGAATTACTTAATTTAAAAATAGCATTTATATTATTTTTATTATATTATATTCTAAATACAGATATTTTTATAGAATTAGCATTTTCTAATGGATTTATAAAAAATACTTATGATTCTGTAAATGATAAAATAACTGAACGAGGTGTAATAATATCAGGTATTGTTTTAACTTTATGTTATTTAATAATTGATATATTAGATAAAAAAAATATAATTTAATTACTTAGTATAATTTAATTACTTAGTATAAATTAATTACTTAGTATAAATTAATTACTTAGTATAAATAATATTATCCTTATTTAAATAAATAAGATTAGATATAATTTTTTTTATTTTTGTGGATTCTTCTAAATTATTGCTTCCATCAATATTAATTTTACCAGATGAAAATATTTTAACAGTTGTTAATTTGTTTTTATTATCTTCAATAGGTGTTTTAAATTTTAAAATAATACCAGTATATCTTTCAAAATTACATTTAATAATACTTAATTCTAAACTATTTAATAATTCAATATTATATTTATTATTTTCTTGAAAGGAATCTGAATTATTTAATTGAAAATTTTTATATTCTAATAAAATTGATTTAAATTTTAATAAATCAATATAATCATTATCAATTACAATATTAAATTTATAATTTCTCATAATAGATTTAATATATATAATATCAATTGGTTTTTCAATATCTACTTTAATATCATTAATATCTTTAATATAATCAATAACTAATTCAATAATTGGTTTAATTATTTCTATATTTTCATTACATACATATGGAATTTGAATAGTTCCATTAGTAAATAATTTTAAATGATAAAATTTAGTTTTATTAATAGTATCTAAAATAGTAAATGTTATTTGACTATTAAAATATTTACCATTACCTTGAATTTTTCTATTAGAAATAGGTTTAATTTTTTTTTTACGTCCACGATTAGATTTTTTAACAGGTTTAGTTAATTCTATATATGTTTCAGAAATATATTCTTCATAATTACATCCAATTTTAATTATATCAGAATATTTTTTATTTTTTTCATCTAATGATAATTTTGTAATTAAATCTTTTTCTTTAAATGTAATATTTGAAATTTTTGCTTCTACTGTAATTGTTGATAAAATTAAATTACTAAAATACTCTTCCATTTTAATAATTATGATTATATTTAAATATTAATATATTTTGTAATATTTGTTTAAATATAAATTATATTTTATAATAAAAAATATTCAATTTTAATTATTAAACTTTCTAATTACTATTAATTATTAAACTTCCTAATTTCATTTATATCGTCACTTAGATCATTATATAAATTATCATATGATTGATTTTTTCTTCTTTTAGAATGTAAAAATAGACTTGGTATTAATTCAATTAATAATGTAGTAATTGGAGAAATTTCATATTTTTCAACAACATTACCAACAACTTGTGAAGTTTCATTTCTTAATCTTCTTAATTTAACTTTTACGACGTCTGAATAGCCTTGTAAATCCGGTTTAACTCCTAAAATTTGTCTATCTCCATTACATAACATTTCTAACCCACTAGCTAAAGCTAAAATAAATTCTTCTCCTAGAGTAGCATATCTATTTCTATTTGCTTTTAACATTAATAATTTTGCAACATATTCAATTTGTTCTAAATTACTATGATAATCTACTTTAGGTATTTTATCTAAAGATATACCATCATCTTCTAATTCTTCAGTTAAATTATCAATTTTTTCAAGAAGTGTTAATTTTAAATCTTCTCTATTTTCGTCTTCAATATTATAATTAAAATTATTTGAATTAGAATTATTAGTACTCAAAACATTATCAACAAATTTTTGATTTTGTTGTTCTTGAGTTAGTTTATAAGCAAATGAATTTTTTTCATAAGAATTATTATTTTGAGAAAAATTTATTAAATTATCTATTTCAGAATCATCATTATTATCCGAAGCTTTTTCAGAATTATAATCATTATCATTAAAATTATTATTAAAATTATTATTAAAATTATTATCATCATCATCATTATCATTAGATTCATTACTATCATTATATTTAGAATTATTTGAATTTTCAATCAATGATTCAAAAACAGAATTATATTCATTAATTGGGTTATAATTTAATAATTCATCATTTTTAAATGTATCTAATTCTAAAGTATTTTGAATTAATTCTTTTTCTATAATTTTTGGTTTAATTGAATTATCAATTTCTGAATTATTTAATAGTCCAGACATTCCAATTATATTACTAATATCATTAGTATTATTTAACTCATCCATATTGTTTTATTTTTTTGTAGATATATAATTAAATAAATTATAATTTAGTCTATATTTAAATAATAATTTATATTTAAATTTTATTAACATTTGTTATTATATTTCAATAAAAATTTAATTAAATAATTATGTATTTTTTATCAATCGATGTTGCCAATAAATCATTAGCTATTAGTTTTTTAGAATATAATAAATTAAAAATAAATAATAAAATTAATAATATTTATGATTTAATAGCATTAAATAATAATTTAAATAATATTATTAAATATTATATTTGTGAAGTAATAGATTTATTACCAAATAAAAAAGTAAAAAATTGTAATATAATTGAAAGAAGTAATGCATTAAAGAATTATATTAAACAATTAAAAATTAGAATAAAACAATTTATTGAAGAATTAAAAATAAATAAAATTTTATTATTAATAGAATTTCAACCTTCTTTTAATGACAAATCAAAAACAGCATTTAATCAATTAATATATGCATTTAGTAATAATAATATATTTACAATAAAAGTTATGAATCCAATGTATAAAAATTTTATATATTTTACTAAAGAATTAAAACATAGTAATTTTATTAAAAAATATGCAAATAATTATTTAGCTAATAAAAATCATACTAAAGAAAATTTTTTATATTTTTTAGAAAAATATAATATGAAAGATAAAATTATAAATATTAAAAAAAAAAATTATGATGATATAGCAGATAGTTTTATGCAAATATTTGCTTATATATTTATTTTAAAAAAATATCATAATAATTAAATAATTAATTTAATATTGTTTAAATAATTAATTATTTAAATTTATTCTATACCATTATCAATATTTAAATTATTAATTATTTGAATTTCTCTTTGATAATCTAATATTTCTAAATCTCCACCATAAATTTTTAAATGAGATTTGTCAGGAGATGCCTTAATTTCATTAATATTTTTATTATAAAATATTTTATATAATTTTTTTATAGATATATAAATATCAAAATTTTTTCTTTTATCATAATAAATATCAACATATCCTTGTAAACATCCTACTGAACAAAAATTTCCACATATATCATAAATATTTCCATCAGATGTATGATTAATATTTTCAATTATAAACCATGGAGTATTTTTAAATTTTAATGTACAATACCAACATCTTATATTAGTTATTTTTTTCCAATTATCTAAAGAAATAAATTGTTTAGGTATTTTATCATAAATAATATTAATTTCTGAATTATTTATTTTAATATTATTTAAAAGTTCTTTATGATATATATCTTCTATATCAATTATATCATCTATATTTATACCCTTTAAAAATAAAATATTTGGTTCTTTAAAATCCATTTTATTTTATTTTTTTTTAGAATTATTTTTTAAATTTATATCTTATTATTTAATATATTAAGAATAAATTTAAATAAAAAATTTAAATAGATAATTTAAATTTATAATATTATAAGAAATATAAATATGAATTCTTATGGTTATGATTATTATGTTCCAAATGATGTAATGTATTTTGATGAAACTTCATATATTGAAACATTAAAACCTTTAAATAAAGTAGAAAATTTTGAAAATGAAGTAAATGATTTAATAAATGATGTAAATCAACCTAGTATTAATCAACAAACTACAACATTAACTAATCTTTTAGAAAAAAAAAATAAATTATGTAATATGATTTATGATAATTTACAAAAATGTCATAAAGCATTTAAATATAAATCATATGAATTACAACAAGCACAAAGTCAATTATTTTTATTATATATATTATTAATATTTTCAATAATCTTTGTATTTTATCAACGAATTAATATTAATAATTTAAATCAATTGATTTATATTTTAAAATATAATAAGATGCCTAGTTCTATATCTTAATTCAATCATTTTTAAAATTCTCTATTTTATATTTTAATGCTTTAATACAATCAATTAAATATCCCATTAATTCTTTATTAGATATTGTATATAAATCTTTTAATTCATGAGTGTTTTCAATATGGATTGCTGATGGAATTATTTCATATAATTCTTGTGCTATTAATCCTTTATGAATTATTTTTTTACTATCATTTTTATACATAAAATTATAAGTATTTATTTTGGATATTTTTTCTAAAGAATCTTCAAAATTTGAATTACTTATAATATATTTGGTTCTTCTATCTGATAATTCCATTAATGTATTACATAATATATATCCATCATTTCTAATAGTTACTGTATTAGTTAAATTACCATTATTCATATTATTAAATTTAATAATAGAATTTTCATTATTATTTTGATTATTAGTAATAATTGTTTCTATACTAGACATATTTCTTTTAATATTATTATTATTATATGTATTAAATTTAATACCTATTCCTGTATTATTTAAATTATTTTCTGTAGTTAATTGAATAGGATAAATTAAATTATTATTTTTATCACTTAATATTTCTATAATATTATTATTATTATATATATTAAGTACCCCAGATTCTGGAATATTAAAAACTGCAAAATTATTATTATTTTGTAATTTTAAACAATTACCATTATTATTTTTAATATTTAATCCATAATATATAGAATTCACATCTATATTTAATGCATTATTTAATGTTAATTCATTAACAGTTAATTTATTTAATACCATAGTATTAATATTATTTATTGATCTATTACTATCTAAAATAATTGCTTTTTCTGCTTCTGCATATCCTGGAGTATTTATAACAGTATAATTTAATTGTGATGCTGTTGCTAATAATGTTTGATTATTTAATTTAATATTTGTAATAGAATTATTAGAATCATTAATAAAATTAATATATTGATTATTATATGTTTTAAATAATAATGACCCCTGAGAATCTATATTTATATCTGCATATTTATTTTCATTATTTTTATTATAAACTAATCTAATTGTTTCACCCAATTCATCATTTATTACTAATCGTTTAATCGGAGATGTATCTATATTAATTCCTATCCTTTGTGTATCACTAATGTAAATACCTATTTTATTATTTGTTTTTAAACTAATGTTTGTTTGTGGTGTATTATTATCAGAAACTGATATAATAGAATCACCTGCGGTTAAATTAGAAATTGTTCCATTAGAATTTGAATTTCCAATATTATTTGATAATTGCTTAGGTTTTGATGGTAATAATATAGACATTTATATAATTCAAATTAAATTAATTATAATATTTAAATTTTGAATTAAAGATTAATAATATATACTAATATATTATCATTATATTTAAATCGATATAACTAAAATGTCTTCTGAAGAAGTTGTAGCACTAAATGGCACCTTAGTAGGTGCAGTTATTGAATTAATTGATTTTTATTCAAAACGAGGTGTATTTAAAATTAATGAATATAAAGATATTGCAACAATTACAGAAAAATTAACTGAGGTTAAGGAAGCTTATGATAATAATAAACCAGTTTCTGAATTTTCATTAACTGAATTAGCATTTATTGTTCAAATTTTTAAAGAAGGTTCACAAAGAGTACCAACATCTGTTGATAGTTTTGGTCAAATTTATGCAGTATATCAACATTTTACTAAAGTATTAGAACAAGAAGTTGAAAAAGAAAAGAAAAAAAAAGAAGAAGTTCCAACAGTTGAAGAATTAGATCAATAAATTAAATAATTTATTTTTGTTCTAAATTATTTAATCTATTAAATATTTCTTGTATTTGTTGTTGTAATATTTTTTTTTCATTTTCTAAATCAATAACTTTATTTTCTAAATTATTAATGATATTATTTAATTCATTATTTTTTTGCTCTAATTCATTATTTTTTTGCTCTAATTCATTATTTTTATTTTCTATCATTTCTTTATCAATTATAACTTTTTGTATAGCACCAAACATATTTGCATATATTTGATCTGCATTTAATGATTTAAAATCAGGTATTTGATATAATTCATTATTATGTGTGGTGACTGATTTTGGTATAATTTGCTCTATATCTTGCGCTATCCAACCCAATTGATGTTTATCATCAATATTATGATTATTAAGAAATTCATCTTTCCATTTATAATATTTTAATTTGATAGTTTTAATTTTATTATAACAAATATTTAAATCAGCATCTAATATATCTTCTTTAATTCGATTATCTGAAGAAATTGTCCAAGTATTACTAGTAGGTTTTCCAGCGGAATTTGTACTTAATTCTAATTGATATGCTGGTGATGTAGTACCTATTCCTACATTACCACCTGCTAATATAGTTAATCTTCTACCTACTGTTGGGAATCCAATATTAAATGCATTATTATTAGAATTTGTTGCACTATATACAAATGATAAATCTACCGAATTACGATCTGAATTTGCTTGACCAAATGATACATATTTAATTGAACTAGCTCCCATCGAACTATCATAAGCTTTAATAAATCTATTATTAGAACTTGATGTTAATAATGATAATGAATTACATACAATATCAGCATATCCATTCCAAGTACCTTCATTATTAGAACAAGTACCAATTCTAAGTAAATTAGTTGTTGTAGTAATTTCTTCTGGTCCAATACCCCAATAATTATTACTATTTGACCAATTACCAACATAACTAGCTTTAGCAGTAGTTGAATTATATGTAGAATTATAAAATACTTCATTTGATGTTAAGCCACCTATTGTGCAATTACCAGCTATTAAAGTATTATTACCAATATTAACATTATCACTAATACCAACACCACCTGAAACAACTAAAGCTCCAGTATTTGTACCAGATGAAGTAGTTGTTTGTAAAATACTAACACTTGTAGAAGAAATTCTCATTCTTTCTGTACCTACTGAAGTATTAGTTGCTTCAGTATAAAATGCAGTACCTGTTGTAGTACCACTCATAATTCTTAATAAACTAGAACTAGCGCCAAACCCATAAAATGAAGATACATTATTAAAAACTCCAATTATTCTATCACTTGCAGTTGCACCACAATCTAATATAGTTCTATAATTAGTAGTATTATTTAATGCTATTTTAGAAACTGAACAATTAGCTGCAACATTTAAATCAGTACCAACAAATAATTTTTTTCCAATTGCAACACCACCTGCTGTTGTAAATGTTCCACCGGAAGTAATGCTTGTGGCATCTTCTGTATTAGAAATACTAATTCCACCTCCTAGTTGTAATGCACCTTCTGTTGTTGAACTAGATATAGTAGAGGATCCTATTTTAACTCTACCTGAATTTACATATAAAGCATAATGACTATTATTTCCATTAGTTCCTCCCGATAATGTTAAATTTGTACTTCTAACTGGTGAATCATGAATATAAACAGTTGCTACTTCATTGATAGTAGTTGCAGAAGATGCGGCAAAGGTAGGTTGTGCAAATGAATTAGCCACTAATATACTTGGATTAACTGGAGTTCCTGATGATAAAGTATAAGTAGATGCTAATGTAGCAAATTGAATACCAACATTTCCCCAATTACCCAAAGTTTCAGATAAATTACCAGTTATATGTAAATTTCCTGTAATATCTGTTTTACCACCGGTTGCTATTAATAAGTTAGTAGTATTATTAGTTCCTAATCTTAAATCATTATTAGTAATAGTGCCTATCCAAGCAGCATTAGTACTAGTTGATGCGGCATTTTGATTAATCTGAATTTCTAATTGAACAGGAATAGCATTACTTCCAGAACATCTAATTAATCTATTATAATTTCCAGTTATTAACCCAGTATTGCCTAATATCTCTAATTTAGAATTAAATGTTGGTAAAGATGATTCTAAATTATATCCAATAGATAAATTAGTTGAAAAGTGTGTACCAGTATTTCCAAAAGAATAACCCATATTATAATTACCACCACCAGCCCATCTTATAGTTAAATCATTACCATCATAATTCATAGATAATTTTCTACCATTAGTAAATCTAACAAATTGATTAATATTAGTATAATTAGATACATTAGCTTGTCCAACATAAAAAGTATCAGAATTTGTATCTAGAATTATAGATTTGCCTAATAGGTTATTTAACTTAATATCTGCATACCCACTCCAAGTACCGTCATTATTAGAACAAGTACCAATTCTAAGTAATGTAGTAGTAGTAGTAATTTCTTCAGGACCAATACCCCAATAATAATCACTATTACTCCAATTACCAACATAACTTGCTTTTGCAATTGTTGTATTAAATGTTGAATTATAAAATACTTCATTTGTTGTTAAGCCACCTATTGTACAATTGCCGGCTATTAAAGTATTATTACCAATATTAACATTATCACTAATACCAACACCACCTGATACTACTAATGCCCCTGTAGTTGTTCCAGAAGATGTGGTATTATTAGATATATTAATAGTTCCTCCAGAACTATTAATAGTTAAATTTCCATTACTTGCAACAGTTAAATCTGTATAATTACTAGCACTTCCATTATTATCATTATATGTTAATCGTAAACATTGACCTGTTGAATTATTTATTTCTAATTGTTTATTAGGACCAGTTGTATTAATACCAATTAATCCACTATTTGTGATATTTAATCTATTAGAATTATTAGTCATTAAAGAAAATGATAAATTACTAACTGTCCCTATTGTCATTCCAGAATTTGTTGATTGTAATTCACCTAAATATGCAGTACCTGTTGGATTATATTCCCAACGTTGTAATATATACCAACTACCAGTTACAAAATTTCCAGTATCTTTAATATGAATAGGTGCTTGAGGAATAGTAACTCCCCCATTAGATATATAACTATCAGATCTTATTTGACCAGATGTAATAATATCATTACCAACATATAATTTTTTTCCAATAGCAACACCACCAGCTGTTGTAATTGTTCCACCATTTGTAGTTGAACTAGCATCAGTTGTATTTGAAATACTTAACCCACCACTTATTTTTAATGCACCAGTTGTTGAATTACTTGATGCTGTTGATGATAATATAGATGTTGAACCATTTATTACTAATTGATCAGTTAATGTAGGTAATGAAGTATTAATATCATATCCAATACCTACAGATGCTGTAAAATAATTTCCACTATTCCCAATACTTATTCGTTTTTTATATAATCCACCCCCACCCCAAAACATACTGATATCATTACCATCATAATCCATTGATAATTGTCTTTCATTAGTAAATCTTAAAAACCCATTATTATTAGTAAATGATCCACTATATCCTCCAGCACCTGATGCATTCCATGTATCAATTTTAGTATCTAATATAATTAAATCACTTTTTATTTGATTATCAACATTTAATATTCCAGTAATATTAGCAGTACCAGAAACAGTTAAATTTTGATTAGCAGTAATAGAATTTGACATTAAATTTGCATAATCTATTATTGTTAATGCTCCACTACTTGTATCCTGTGTAGTAAATCCAGTTATAAATTGATCAGTACTTTCTTGCCAGAATATACCTGAATATGATTTATTATATAAATTAACAGTTATAGTACCAGTCGGTAAAGTCATAGCATTAACAGTTAAAATTTTAGTACTATTAGTTGTATTTATTGTATAAGCTATAACTTTCCTTACTTGATTATTACCAGTAGTAGTTGCTGATATTTTAACCCACCAATCTACATAATAATTAGATATTGAACTAGCACTAGCATATGGTAATGTTATAGTTGTTGTAGTAATTGCAGTAGGAGTATAAGTTTCTTTAGCATTATCTGATATAACATCTCCAGTACCAGTGCTATTTTCGTTTTGAAATCTATTAACTAATATACCAGAATCAAATCCAGTATTAGATGGCCCAGAATTTAGCATTAATATATTATCTTTAATTAATGTATTAGTAGTATTAATAGTAGTAGTAGTTCCAGAAATTGTTAAATTTCCATTAACTATTAAATTAGTATCAATAGTTAATGATCCACCAATATTTAAATTTCCACTAATACCAACACCACCAGATACTACTAAAGCACCTGTTGAAGTTGTAGTAGAAGCGGTTGTTTGTAAAATACTAGTTGTAGTAGAACTAATTCTTACTCTTTCAGTACCAATTGTACTATTAGAACAATTAGTATAAAATGCAATACCTGTATCTGTTCCTGATTGAATTTTTAATAAACTATTTTGAGCACCAAAACCATAAAAATTAGTTGAATTATTAAATACACCTATAATTCTATCCCCAGAAGTACTTCCACAATCTAATACAGTTCTATAATTCGTACCATTATTTAATGCTATACTATTAACTGTAATATTTCCAGTACCTATAATATTTCCAGTACCTATAATATTTCCAATTATATTTGCATCACTACCTACATATAATTTTTTTGCTATTGCAATACCACCAGCTGTAGTCAAAGATCCTCCATTAGTTGATGAAATAGCATCAGCAGTATCTGAAATACCAATACCTCCAGATATAACTAAAGCACCTAAAGATGAAGAAGTACTATCTGTTATATTAGTAAACTTAACTAATCCAGCAGTATTTAATGCGCCTCCTATACCTACACCTCCTGTTACTTTTAATGCACCATTTGTTGAACTAGTTGATGCTGACGAATCTGTTATAGATACTATACCACTTGATGTTAATCCATTTAAGGTACCAACTGAAGTA